GGCATACTGGAACATCCCGGCACAATCAAGGACATCAAGCGTGTAAAAGAAAGCTGGGAAAGTGGCTACGCCGGCGTGGGAAATGCCCACAAATTAGCCATTCTCGAAGAGGGCATGAAGTTCCACCCTGTTACCATTCCCCCCGAACAAGCGCAGTTCCTTGAAACGCGCAAGTATCAAATTGGCGAAATTGCCCGCATATTTCGCATTCCGCCACACATGGTTGGAGACCTTGACCGGAGTAGTTTTTCCAATATTGAGCAACAATCCATGGAATTTTTGAAATATTCCCTTGACCCATGGGTGGTTCGCTGGGAGCAGAGTCTGCAACAATCGTTACTTTTGCCAGCGGAAAAATCATTCGTTTGTATCAAATTTAATGTAGATGGTCTGCTCCGAGGAGATTTCCAAACCCGAATGGCTGGTTATTCCACTGGCATACAAAATGGTTTCTTGTCCGTCAACGATGTTCGAGCTTTGGAGGACTTGAATTTGCTGTCTGATGAGGATGGTGGAAACCTACACTTTGTAAACGGAAATGCCGTAAAACTCCGAGACGTGGGCGCGGCCTATGGCAAAAACGAACAGGAGGCTGATGCAACTTGAAAGTAGATAAATTTTGGAATTTTTCTCAAGGCGAGGACGGAGAACGTGTCCTACGCTTTGACGGCGTGATTGCCGCTGAAAGTTGGTGGGAGGACGATATTACCCCAGCGGTCTTTCGCAATGAACTTTTTTCTGGGGAAGGAAATGTGACCGTTTGGCTTAATTCACCGGGGGGTGATTGCATTGCCGCTTCGCAGATATACACGATGCTCATGGATTACAAAGGCACGGTTACAGTCAAAGTTGATGGTATTGCAGCGAGTGCCGCTTCCGTTATAGCCATGGCTGGTACGCAGGTTTTGATGTCTCCGACCTCACTTCTCATGGTGCATAACCCTATGACGCTGGCAATTGGTGACAGCGCGGAAATGCAAAAAGCCATTGATATGTTGTCGGCGGTAAAAGAAACCATCATCAACGCATACGCCATAAAAACCAAGCAGGGACGCACTAGATTGTCAAATATGATGGATGCCGAAACATGGCTTCCTGCGCAAACGGCTATTGGGTTGGGCTTTGCAGATGGGATGTTGGAGGATTCAAAACAAACTTCACGCCCGGTGGACGAGAAGAGCAGTGCTGTTGCCGCAAATTTCATGTTCAGCCGTCAAGCAGTCACAAATTCACTGCTGGATAAAATGAAAATCCAGCACAGGCAACCCATCAATGCCGCAATAGCGGCAACATCAACACACGAACCAGAACCGCAAGGTATCTCTGTTGAGTCGCTAACCCAGCGGCTTAATTTAATTTCACACTAAATGGAGGCTGATAATATGAGTAATATTCTTGCATTGCGTGAAAAACGCTCGAATCTTTGGGAATCCGCAAAACTGTTCTTGGATAACAAGCGCGGTGAAAACGGCATGGTTTCCGCAGAAGCCGCTGCCGAGTATGACAAAATGGAAGCGGATATGGTTGCCTTGGGTAAGGAAATAGAGCGGCTCGAACGTCAAGCGGCGTTTGACCTCGAAATGGCTAAACCCACAAGTCAGCCCATCACCAACACACCAGCCACTCTCGACGTACCGAAAAATGCCCGCGAAAGCAAAGAGTATAAAGAGGACTTCGCTCATGCCATGCGCGGCAGACATTCTGTTCACAATGTACTCAGCACCACCCCCGACCACGAAGGTGGCTACCTTGTTCCCGTAGAATTTGAACGTCGCATTGTTAAGGGCTTGGATGAAAACAACGTAATCCGCCGCATTGCCCGTGTGATTAGCACCAATGCCGAGCGCAAGATTCCAATTGCTGGGGATAAAGCTGTAGCCAGATGGACAAGGGAAAATTCGCCTATCCAAGAAACTATGATGACCTTCACCGAAAAAACCTTGGATGCGTTCAAACTTTCTACTCTCGTTCGTGTGAGCATGGAATTGTTGCAAGATTCTATGTTTGACCTTGAATCCTATATTGCTGATGATTTCGGACGTGCATTTGGCGTGGCGGAAGAGGAGTCGTTCTGCATCGGCGACGGTGTAGATAAACCCACTGGCATATTCCGTGAAACGGGCGGTGCAACCATCGGCGTAACCGCTGGCAACGCAATCAACACCGATAATCTCATTGACCTTGTGTATGCGTTGAAAAGTCCGTACCGCAGAAACGCCGTTTTTCTTATGCGGGATATTACCGTTTCGGCAATCCGTAAATTAAAAGATTCTAACGGACAGTATCTATGGCAACCCTCTGTTCAAGCTGGCGAACCCGACAGACTGCTTGGTTACAGGCTTTACACTTCTCCGTATGTTCCCGAAGTTGCCCCCGGTGCATTGCCCGTGGCATTCGGTGACTTTGCCCATTATTGGATTGGTGACCGCATGGGTAGAACCGTCCAGCGTTTGAATGAACTCTTTGCAGGAAACGGGCAAATTGGTTTCCTGTCAAATCAGCGCGTGGACGGCAAAGTGATTCTTTCCGAAGGCATCCAACTTTTGAGAACGGGCGCAGGTTCGTAGGATGTGTGCTGTGACTAACGACAATGGGGCAGATGTGGATTACTGTGTTTCTGCCCCTCCCTCTGGGGAGGATTCCGCAGTGGATTTAATCGGGGAACTACTTGCCAAGGTGAAAACCAACCTCATTTTAGCGCACGATGAGGACGATGGGCTACTTCGTGGAAATATTCTCGCCGCGCTTGGTTATGCAGAAAGCTATCAGAAGCGCTCGTACAAAAATGAACCGTTGCCAGCAACTACGGAACAGGCGATTATCATGCTGGCGAGCCACTTTTTCGAGAGCAGAGACGGCTCAACTGGTGGCTTTTTTGCTGATTATGTAGGTGGGGCAAAACAAACATGGGATGCCGTCAATCGGCTGTTGCTTCTTGAAAAGAGGTGGGAAGTGTGAGAATGCGGCACTTTATCGAAATCATATCCACCGAACCCGACAAAGACTTCATGGGGTTTGCAAAGCAGGGTGAAAGTGTTCTTGCCGTTGTCCGTGCATACAAGGAATCACGTAGTGGAAATGCGGCATGGCGCAATCGTGCGGCATTTTCCACGGCAAATGTACTTTTTCAGTTTCGTGCAATTCCCGGTTTGAATGTAAATACGGCAATGCAAATTCTCTGTGCTGGAGAACGCTACAGAATCACAAGCGTGGAGGATGTACACGAACGCGGTATGTATATTGTTTGTCTCGTAGAAAAAATAGAACCATCGAAAGGATGAGCATATGGCGCGTGTATCTGCAAAATTGCCTGACGATTTTATGAACAAGATTTCCCGGCTGGCGGAAAAGACAGACGAAATCGTGCCTCGCGTCCTGCAAGCTGGGGCGGAGGTGGTGGAGGCGAAAGTCCGCTCCAACCTTCAATCCGTTATTGGCAAAGACACCAAAGAAGAATCCCGCTCCACTGGTGAATTGGTCGGTGCGCTAGGTATTTCCCCTGCCAAACTGGACAGAAACGGAAATTTTGATGTGAAGGTTGGTTTCCGTGAACCGCGCAAAGATGGCAAAAGCAATGCCATGATAGCCAACATTTTAGAACACGGTACATCAAATCAGCCAGCACGACCGTTTCTGAAACCCGCACGAACCGCAAGCCGTAAACCCGCTGTCGAAGCCATGATTGAACAACTGGAAAGGGAGATAAACAGCGTATGAATATTTTGTCGGAATTAACATCTTTGCTCACTGCTCTCAAAGTTTTATTTGCGGTAGGGCATTTTTCTGATGTTCCCCCAGATGAATACATCGTAATAATTCCGCTGGCTGACAGCTTTGAACTCGCTGCTGATAATCTGCCCCAAGCCGATGTGCAGGAGGCGCGGCTGGCAATCTACAGCAAAAATAATTATTACCCGCTTCGTGGTCGAATGACTACAGCATTGTTGGCACAGGATTTCATAATCACCGACCGCCGATATATCGAATTTGAAGCGGACACCAAATACCATCATGCAGTTATTGACGTAAGCAAGGCTTACGAATTTGAAAGCGAGGGATTGTAATGGCGACTATTGGATTGTCTGATATGTTCTACGCACCGATTACCGAAAGCACAACTGGAATGGAAACCTACGGCACTCCCGCTCGGCTTGCAAAAGCCATACAAGCGGATTTGTCCATTGAGATTGCCGAGGCGATGTTGTACGCAGACGATGCCGCACAGGAAAGTGTCCGTGAATTCCAATCGGGAACACTGACGCTGGGTGTGGACGATATTACCCCAGAGGTTGCCTCCGTCCTTTTGGGTGCGGGCATTGATGAAAACGGTGTGCTTATTTCCGCCAGCGAG